CAGACTCGTACTGCATACCGGTCAGGACAGCGGCCATTCTAAGGCCCCCGCTGTGGGGCCACCGATTCATCTTCATGGTGGCATGCCGCTGAAGTTGTACAGTTTTCTGATTTTGCATTGCGGTCGTTCATCATATTCTTTTGTTGCAGGTGCGTACGATTTTTTGATTATGCTTCCGTCTTCCTTAATGAAAAAAGTCCTTGGGTCGTCTAATTTCTTGCTTTTCCATTGGCGGCAGTAGGTTTCGATTTTCTTTTCAGTACATTTCATTTCGTCAAAATTTCTGAGCAAAACATCAATTTTTTCGTTGCTTGGAAAGTTCACTTCGCGATTCGTCACCCATTCAATACATTTTCTCTCCCAATCGAGTTGGAAAGGCACACTGTATCCGTACTTACTCTCCACGGCTAAACGCTGTTCGAGATGAATGCGTTCATGCGCTTGCACTGCGGTGAGTTTGTGGAATTGGTCAGTCTTCATGCGCAACTCAATTTGTCTTTGTTCACTCTCTCGATAATTGTCTTTTTCGAAAATATGCTGTTTCCCTCTTGTTTTCTCCAATACAGCTGCTGCAAAGACGCTCACGATAGGGCAATATGGGAGGTTGTCCAGAGCGCTCAAGGCTTTGGCACGCACCAACCCATCTTTGACTGTTTCTTTAGCGTCTTGATATCGTGTTTTGATCAAGCACATTTCAGACAGCCATTTAGTTGGGTCAGTGATTATTCCTTGGGCGTTTCGTGCAGGTTTGCATATGCCACAGAATGATGCATGTGTGTAATCTGAAGCATACTCGAGTTTCAGGTATATGCCTAAATCCTCGATGAGTTGTGTCGGAATTTCTTTTTCGCAAACAAAGATACCATCATCTCCTTCTACCAATCCTTCGAAATTCATGAAATTTTCGGCAAGTTTTTCAATTCTCTTCTCATTCATTCTCTTTGATTTGCTACTGAGGTAGCTCAAAAGCAGCAAATTCAAAACTCCATTCTGCGAACTTGTCCACGGCGCTCCGGACATGAGGGTTTGGTCGATACCCGCCACAAGATGACTAGAATCAATGGTGTTGCGACCACACAAAGAAAAGCGAAGCAGTGTGTCGCAATCTTCATGGATTCCGATGTCTCGAGTAGCGTGTCTGTACCAATGAAGCGCAATACGAGCGAAAAGGCCGCGGTGATGACTCTCCATGGAAGTAAAGTCAGTTTCAGCCACGCGTTTGTCACCCAGGCGATTATCAAGCAAATCGCCGCGTTCACGAAGGCTAGAATGTTTGACGAAGAAAGGAAGGGAAAATGTTGCCTCATCGACAAGCGAGGCAAGAGGACCGAGAACAGGCTTAAGTTCCTTGGCATATGCATTGATAAACCTGAGGTGTTTTGGTTTATCATATCCTTCTGCTTTGCCGAAGGCTTCTCGTCTGTGGGCTTCTTTCCCGATTTCGATCGAGGCACTGGCAAGTTGTCGCAGTTCTCGTTTCTCTTCGATTGTTCTGTTGATGTTTCTGATCCACTCTTCTGTGTCAGGTCCTTGCTTGCATCGAGGGAAGTAGTGGTCAATGCAGTACACACAATACTTCCAGAATTCGGCGCGCCGGATGCGCCCCCTCCGGCTTGTTGGAGGCATTGCGCGGCCGAACCTGTGTATGGCAGCGTAGTACTGCGTTGCGAAGTCTTTTCCTGCGAGCCAGTATCGGGTTGGGAATCCTCCGTCGTAAGTGGGAGCTGAATGCCAGGCCCGACCGATTGAATGTCGAACGGTTTGAAGGAGGTTGCTCCGACAAGCGATTCGTAGGGTCGGATCTGGCTCAGCAACGGGGAGGTCAAAAACATCAACTGTTGAAGCAATGATGTAATACTGACTCGCGCGGACTCGTTTAAAGTCTCCTTGGTTGTGTTGATGGCCGAAAGGGCGGCTTTGAACGCTGCTGTGACTTGGCTGGATCCATCGAGGACAGAGATGTTAATCGTTGGAGCTTGATTATCTCTCAGATGTCTCGCGAAACGGTCATCGAACGTGCTGTTGATGTGTTCGACCTGTGTGTTCGTCAGCAGAGCTGCGCGATTGAAACAACCCTCATACGTCTGTGTGGTGCACCCAAAAGCACCGGCGTACTTTGCGTAGTGCTGACGCGTGATTCTGGCAGGAAATTCATATGTGGCTTTGCTTTCCTTGCACATGGATTTCTGTGCCAGACCGCGCATGTCTTGCCTGATTTTCCTAGGGTCGCATTTGGCCTGGACAGTGGTGATGACTCCACCGCACATGACGAGCCTCGCCATATGTCCAAGCTGGATGCCACTCGTGACAAACTCAATATAATCACTTCCTTCGTATGTGATATATTGAGCTTGGATCACGTGTGCTACCTTGTTTTTGAGAGCGCGACAAATTTCCCCCCAAAATGTCTGCTCTTCTTCTGGTAGCTCGGCAAGTGCCCCCGGGGCGGCAAAGTTGTTCAGGACGTACTCTGTGACACAGTTGGCTCCAATTTCGATGACGTCATTGGTTTCTTGTGAATCACAGTGAGTGACTGAGCAACTTGCGGCTCCACCGCCTCCTTGTTGTTCTTCTTCTTGGCTCTCCTTTCTCTCAGTCAATTTACGGTACATGCCGAAGAGATTGCCGAGGAAGGAGAGTGCACGTGCTTCTTCGAGGTCGTTGGTTGCTGCTTGAAGCAAAAGAATGCAACTGTTGTGGATGGTGTGAATCCAAATTGCATACGTGATGTCAAGCTGCAGAAGAAGTGTGTGCATCACGGTCATGTAGATGAGGGACAGGAATCGTGCTCCTTTGAGAGATGCTAGAAGCGTGTCGAAAAAGACCACGAAAGCGAAACCTCCATCGATCCGCTTCAGTGGCTCTTCCCAGAGACCTGCAGTGACAACTGCGATGACAGTGAGCCAAAAGTAGCCCGTTGATTCCATCACCTTACCCATGATTGAAATGAAGTCGAAATCATCAGGTAAGGCGGTGGCGTAGCGGAAGCAGTCTTTCCAATCTTCGAAGGAAAGGGGTCTTTGTTTGTCCAGGTTGCAGGCGTCCAAGTACGCATCATAGTCTGGGTTTCGTGAATGCTCCCTTCCTTTGATATACTTGTCGCTTGCAGCTCCACCACCGGCTACGACGGCGATGAAGGGTGAGGTGTGTGTTTGGAATAGCTGGCGCTTGCTCTGCCCGCAGGTGTGGGGCATTCCCTGTTTCACAAGCCATAGGTGAATGGGTTTTGGCACGCGCACGCCATCCAACCACTGCTCGGCATTCCTGAGTAGCATTTGAGGTGAGGCATTCTTATGCCCGATGCTAGCCACGAATGAGTTCCACCCTCCTGGTGCTCCACGTCTCATCCGCTGACTCTTCCAACGCTTGATGCGTTGTCTCTTAGCCAGAAGACGCGCTCGACGCTGAGCTGGGGTCTGCGCTTTCAATCGCTCTTGATCGGTGTTGAAATAGACGGGTCGGGGGTTGTCAATTTCAAACTTCTTCCGATCAGGGGCGTTCTTACGGCGTTTTTCCCAAGCAATTTTGACTCGAATATATGCTTGCAATCGGTTGTCAATATTGCTTTGGCTGTCTACCGTACGCGTATGGACAGCCTGACGACCTCGTTTTGATCTGGTGTCACGACTCCAGTCGATGTCGTCATCTTCGTGACGATGAACGAAAGATGATTTTTTCGGTCTTTGTGTGCTCCGGCCTGCAATGCCGGGAACGAGGCTTAAGGTGCCCCTAGTCCCACCCGGAAGACCACGGGTGTCGTGGTGGTTTATAGCTGTCCTTGCTCTTCAGCTGCCTGGTTCTAGTAATAGCTTCAACAAGAAAATTTGTTTAAAATAAGTCAGCCATGAATATTTGAACCATTTAACTGGACGGATCGCAGATCGAATAATGGTACGTGGCGTTCCATTGATGTTGTTAGATCCGAATATGTATTCTTTTAGTGCAGTTCTGCGTTCATGATGTCCCCTAAGGAGCTCATCAGAGTGACTTCAATGCACCACATGAATACGATCCCCACGTAGATCGTGCCTCTGAGGGCTATTTGG